TTGGTTGCATCATCTGCATTTACTGCAATGACAATCTTCAAGTCATTTCCCCTTGTTCCTGCATACTTTGCAGTTGCATAAGTGCAAGTTGCCTTGACACCACCATCATTCAATCTGTAAGTAAATACTGTCTTTACCTGTGCGAAAAGTTCACGCAATCCCTTTAATTTTGCATGGTCATAAGAATAACCAAACAATTTCAAGGACTGCTTCTGAAAATCACCGCTTGTGATTTCCTGGACACCGCTTGCACCCCAATCAGTTTCAAGACCGATTGCTGCAATTCCCCTGTCAGAAAGTGTTGCACTTGCTGATGCAAGGGAAACAAAATTGATGTAAGCACCAGGAAGCACTTTGTTCTGTGCAATAAAAGTTCCACCGCCTAAAGCCATTTTATTTCACCTGTCCTTTCATAAATTTGTCAAGAAGGTCATCCACTTCAGCAGTGGAATAATCCTTTCCATCTTCCAGGATGACACCAAGGACATCCCTTCTGTTTGCGTAACGATTAGAAGAAAGAATTGCAGCTTTGGAACAAACTGCAACCTTTGTTTCTTCCTTTTCTTTGTTGATTTCAGCTTCTTTCTTTGCCATAGTCAATCATCCTTTCACTTGTGTACTGTGTTCCAGGTCTTTCATTTCAGGTTCACCTTCAACATCCTTCACCACAAACATGTCATAGGACACAATGAAGTTCAGAACACCATCTGACATGAAGTCATCAGGATTCATGTTCTTTCCCCTGACCACATCACCATCAACTTCAATGTATTCCAGGCAATCACAAAGCCTGTCAAAGACATCAAAGCATTCAGTGTTTGGACTATCCTTGTCCTGTGGGAAGTAATGAATGCAGAATTGGTGTTTCTTCATGTAACGCTTACCAAGGAACTGTTCTGTGGATGGTTTCAAAAGCACTATTGAAAAGCAGGGTTCAGTCAGATTTTGCTTCACATCTTCTGTGTAAATTTCATAACTGTCACCAAATTCAGCATTCAGTGCTTCACATATACCATCAACTATTTTGTTCAGTGTAATCATTTGAATGCTTCACCCAACTTTCTTTGCAACTTCTTTTCAAGGATTCCTGGTGCAGCATCCTGAATTTCCTGACTTGAAATGGTCAACATGAACTTTCCTTCAACCCAAGATTCTTTCAAGCGTTTTCCGATAGCAGGAACAAATCTTCCAGGGGTCTGTCTATGTCCAAATTCAACATAGGATGCATATTCAACTGGATTCACAATTTCAATGGTGTACATGTCACCAGTCTGTTCAACATTCAATGATTGAACATAAGATGCAACATCCTGTTGCTGTTCACCAGTCCATCCCCTTCTTAATGTTCCACCAACCTTGTCAACACCCACTGCTTTTGAATAATCACCAACAGGGGTTCTTCTGATGACCTTTGTCAAAAGTCTTGCTGCAAGTTCTTTTGCACAAGCCTTGATGAACAAGTCCATTTGGTCATCACCAAGGTTTTCTTCAACCTTCTTTGTGAATTCTTCAAGCTGTCTGAAGTCCACTTTTCCCATTCTTGCCATACTTCATCACCTTTATGACCATTCCCTGAACAAATCAAGAATTATTTCCTGATGTGTGTCATACATTGCAGGCATTCCACTTTGCTGATAATCTGTGGTCACACCATTTTGGGTCACTGTTATCTTTGACCCTGGTGCAATGCTGACATCAGGTGCAATGAAAAGGACTATGACCTGCACCACCGCTGAAGCTGCATTGTCTGACTGGTCTGTGTCTGTAATGTTCTTGAATGACAACCTGCAAGGTTGCTTTTCCAAAACCACCACATCCTTAAAACCAACTGATTTATTTGCTTTTGTGACTTTCTGATGTTCAGTGACTGTGCATGTTCCCTGGTACAAGGATTCAATTGCTTTCCTTGCCTTTACCACTTTAGTTTCCGATAACATACTTCATCACCTGCACCTTCTGTCTGAAGGTATTTGACAAATGCAGTGAACAATTCATCCTGGGATGTTCCTGTTGCAAAGTTCACTGTTGTGTCACCTTCTTTTATCTGTGTAATTGCACCATCAAGGTCAAGGTCTTCCAGTACAAGTTTTCCAGTGTTTTTGAGTGATGACAGGAATTCACCACACACCCTGTCAACTGCAACATAGAAAAGACCATCAGGAACTGACAGTGTGTTGCATGTGTTGTTGATGTGGGTGTTCACCTTCTGAATGCAGAAAGCAATCAACCAATCATCAGAACTGGTCACTTCATAACCGAAAGATGAAAGTCTGTTCAGAACCGCCCCAATGAACGATTCTGAACTTTTGACTTCCAAACCTTCCAGGATGGTCAGGATTGCAGCAATGATTTCATCCATGCAACATTCACCACCCTTCCTTTATTGCTTAACCACGAGAAATGATTCTTGCAATAGCAATTGCCTTGTGGTTGATGTAAGTTCTGTCAGATGCCTGTGCTTCACCAGTGTGAACAAGAATCCAGTTTGCAGCATTTGCAAGTTCTGCATCAGTAGGTGAAAGTGTAGACTGAACAGCCTTTTCATAAGAGATACCGAAAGGTGCAAAGCACTTTCTCTGTCTGATGTAAAGGGTGTCTTCACCACCATTCTGTGCAGCATTTCTTGCCATCTCATAAGGAACTTTTGCACCAACATCTTCATAGCTGAATGCACCTTCACCAAGAACATAAGTGGTGTAATTGGTAACGATAACAGCAGGTGTGGTTTCACTCACATCAATGACCATAGTTGCAGCACCTGCATCAACTTCAGCAGTGAAAACTGCATCAGGTGCAGTGTTCTTCTGTGTAGCACCAACATGCTTTGCAGTAGTGTTATCCCAAGTGAACTTTGCAATTTCACCAGTAGTGATTGCATTTAACTTGGTATAGATTGCAGTTGCTTCATTGGTGACATTGTTTGTGGAAGGAAGTTCAATTTCATCAGCAGCAGGTGTTCCACCATTTGCAATCCAAGTGAAAGTAGTTCCACAAATTTCAATCTTGTCACCTGCTGTGGCAGCAGTCTTGACTTCAATGTCATAAACACCTGCTGTTCCAACTGCCTGTGCAGTAGGCATGTCATCATCAATAACAACAAGTTTTCCATTCCAAGTGCCAAGGTCAAGGTCACGCTGAACACCATCTTTGTCAGTGTACTTTAAGTGTTCAATAAGGTTTAAGTTCTCAAGTCCAGTTGCAACATCACTGTGCATGAATACAAGACTGAACTTCTTCTTGTTTGCACCGCAAGCCTTGTTCATTGCAGTGTTAAGGGTAGTTGCACCAACAGTCTTGGTTGCTTCACCAGTGATGTCAAGTGTGTGCTTCTGAACAAATTCAACAGACTTGGAATCACCTGACATTCCAAAGATACCTGCAAGGATTGCAAGAATAGTGTCCTGGTCAAGACCATCCTTGTAGTCTGCAATCTGTTCTGCAATATTCTGCATGAAGTCCACACCACCAGTGATGTCATAGCTGAAATCTTTTTCAACAAAGCCTTTTGCCCTGCCGACTACAACAACACCCTGTTCAAAAGTCTTTGTGTTGCTTGCAGTGATATTGGTTGAACCATCATAGTTCACTGCCTGTCCTTCAAGAAGACCACGCATTGCAAGTCTTGCATAACCAGTTCCATTCTGTGAACTGAAAACATCCTTGATGTCAGGATTTCCTGCAAGTGCTTTGGACTTCTTAATCTCATTCATCTTCAAGTTAGGTACACGCTGAACCATATACTTGAATGCTTCAGGATTGAAACTTTTTGCATCAAATTTTGTGTTAGGCATAATTATTCACCTGTTCCTTTCTTTGTACATTCAAAATGTTTTAGTCTAACTTTGCATCAGGGTTCTGTTCCAGGTAAGCACAAAGTTCATCATAAGTCATCTTTGATGTGTCAACTTTGTCATCACCATCTTCCTTGCCTGTTTCACCAGGCTTTGCACCCTTCATCTGCTTTTTGGAAGTATTTGCTTCAAACAAGTAGTCATCTGATTTCTGCAATGCTGCAATCTGTTCTGCAAGACCCTTGATTGTTCCATCTTCCTGAAGTTCTGCTTTGTCCATGTCCTTCAGAAGTGCCTTGACAGCAGTTGCATTCTTTGCTTTGGCAGCAGATAAAGCTGCATCAACCGCTGCATCAATCTTCAACTGTCTGACTTCTGCTGCATGTTCTTCATCCTTCTTTTTGTTGTCTGCCTGAAGCGTTTCAATCTGTTTCTTCAGACCTTCAACATCACCTGTGGAATTCTTCAGGGTTTCAAGCTGTGAATCCCTGTCACGAACATCCAGTTCCAACTTCTTCTTTTCGTTGTTGACTTCATCAAACCTTGCTTTTGGAATGAACCCTTTCAGTTCTTCCTGGGAAGCTGTTTCCAATTTTGCAGCAAGTTCTTCATCAACCCCAAGTTTCACAAAATCTTCCTTTTTCATTTGCATTTACCGCCTTTCATAAACATTTTTGTCCTGGTTCAGTCCAGTGTCTTATGTCTTGTTCTTTTACATCTGCAATACTAAAAAGATGACTATATAAAAAGCGACACCACCGACTATTGCCCAAGGAAGGATTTTTTTGTCAGTGATACCGCCTTTTACCTGGAAATTATTTGACCATCTTCTTTTTCCATTCAGGATAGGTCATTGTGTCAGGTACATAATAAGTTTTCCCTGTCACTTCATCCCTTGCTGCCCTTTCACCACCATAATTGTCTTCAAAATATGGTGCAGGAACACTTCTGCAATTGGGATGGAAAGGTGGAACTGTTGAACCAATTTCCCATTGTGACATTGGGAAATGTTTTCCATCCATGTCCTGACAGATTTCTGAAGTGTGACTGTCCAGTGTAGCCACAATTTCAAATTCTTCCACATCCAGTTCCAAGAATGCATCTTTCTGTGACACGCTGTGGAAGTATGCTTCTTCAGTCATCACCAATGTGGATGCAGCATGTTTTGCATTCTTCACTGATTTATCCACATATTGTTCCATGTGACTGATTGCTTCATCAGGTGCTTTCCCCTGGACAAGGGTTCTTGTAAGTTCCTGATGTAACTGGTTTATCATTTGTTGCTTTCTTGTCCATATCCTGTCAGAAAAGGTCTTGCCATCAGTAGTCCAAGGTTTCTTGACCACATTGTTCAGTGTCCTGTTGTTGACCTGACCGATTTTCCAACCAACATTGAAGCCTTTCTGAACTTCAAAAATGCTGTGATAGTAGGAATCTGTGTAAACCTTTCTTGCCATACTGTCAACAGCATCCAGTTCATTCCCAAAAGCAACTTCAAGTGCTTGCTGAACCCTGATTTTCAATGCTTCCAGTCTTGAAATGTGGAATCTTGCAGAAGCATTTTCAAGCTGCTTCATCCAAAGACCATCCACATTGTTCTGTCTGCCATATTTGATGTATTCATTCACATCCCACTTCAGTTCAGCAAGTTCTTTTGCATCCAACATCCTTCTTGCTTCAGAAAGACTGACATGATTGTTCTTTGCAAAACGCTGCATCCAAACATCAATTTCTGACTGAATCTGTCTTTCTGCTGCAACAAATGCAGGTTCTATTTCAACATAGGTCTGTTGACCATAGCTGTGTGATGCTTCTTCAAGCACCTGGAATCTTTTCTTCCAATATGACTGTGACCGCTTTGTTTTCTTTCTTTTCTTTGCCATCAGTCATCACCTGCACCTTCTTTTCCACCTTGCCCTTCAGGGTCATCAGTTTCATCTTCAGGGTCTGTTGCAGGTTTGAATGCAAGTCCATATTGTTCCATGTTTTCTTCTTTCTGCTTCTGAACCCTTTCCATTTCAGCCTGTGGGTCATCAACCCAAGGATGCATTGAAATGATTGTTTCATCAGAAAGAAGACCCATTGATTTCTGACAGTTGTCAATGACTTCAGATTCAGAAATCAACATGTCACGATTGAATATGATGTCAACATCCTGGTCTTCAAAATCACCCTGACCAGTGTTGGAAAGATGATTGTCAATGAACCAAAGCAGGTCTTCAAAAGATGCTTGATATTCTGTTTCCATGCTGTTTGCATCCAGGTCAATGTCTGAATACATGGATTGAATGTTCATCTGATTAGGGTTTCCTGCAAGTCTGTCATCCTTTGCATCATATCCCATTGCATTTTCAATGATTGCTTTTTTGAAGATTTCCAGGATTGCCTTGTAATTTTCAGAATTGACTTCAACCTGAAGTGTTTTCAGGTCACCACCTGCACCATCAACAGTTCTGACCTTGACTGCACCATACTGTGCAAGGTTCTTTCTGAATTCACCAAGATTTTCACCATCATAGTTCATCAGAACAAGAATTGTGTTCCTGGTGTCTTCTTCCATACTGTTTTGGAAGTTGGATTCAATCAGGTTCAGTCCATCCTGCAAGGTCTTCACCATTTTTATCAATGGAATTTCCTTGTCATTGTACTTGAATGGAATCAAAGGAATCTTTGTCCAGTTGAAACCTTCTTCAGTGCCATCTTCATTCACAACAGTGATGTAATTCTGAAAATATGGTTCACAAGGTTTTAGTGTTCCACCATCAAGTTCAAAATAGTTCACACCCTTGTCATCATAGACTTCAACCTTTTCAACCACACTTTCCTGTTTTCCTTCATACACAATCACCTGGTAAATTCTGATTGCATAATCCAGTTCAGTGTGTTCTGAATCATGCCATCCAGGAATGATTTCAAAAGGTTTGATTCTTCTGAATGACAGGTCACCTTTTTCATTGTAGTAGACAAACAACCACCCAATGCCACAATTCAGTGAATCTTCACCAACTGCTTTCAAAAGCCTTTGGAACTTCTTGTTGAAGATTCCCTTCAGTGCCTTTGCATAAGCATCATTGTCTGACTGGAATGTCAGTGGTTGTCCAAGAAGATAATTGTTCTTTTGGTCAACCATTTTCTTGTACTGGTTATCAACAATTCTATTATTTGGAAGATTCTTGACTTCTGTCAGTTCACCATCTTCACCAATGACTGTTCTTTTTCGCAAAAGGATGTCATGCAATCCTGCATAATACTTTTCACCATCAAGCATGTCTTTTCTTCTTTTGGATGCTTTGAAGGTGTTGATTTCCTTGATGATGTATTGTTCATCACTGATTCTGTCTTTTCCAATAGTGACTGCCCTTGCTATTTTTGCAGCTTCATCTAATAGAAAATCAAACACATCTTTTCACCTTCCTTTCCTTCCAAAAGTTTTATAATGCATCAGCTTCTTCAAATGCATGAAGCATCTTTGGAAACTGAAAAGCAATCCAATCAACTATTTCTTCATTTCCACCCCAAGATTCACACCCAAGACCTGATTCAAACAAGAATGCATGAATCAGTTCATGTCTTGTCACCTGTTTCTTGTATGCTTCAATGTCTGCAACTGAATCAGGGGTTTTCAGCAGATTGTCAATGACACAAACCTTGACTGTGTGGTCACAATAACCATCTGCCTTTTCCAGGGCAGGGTCTTTTGCTTTGTTCCCTTCTATGATTGCATAAGGTACACCAAGAACATCAACTGTCTTCACCAGGTTCAGTTCTTCCATCATTTCTTCATCTGCTTCTTCATGTAACATCAACGCTGTGTCACCGCCTTTCCTTTTTATGCAAAACTGAATGTTTCACCCTTGATTAGGTCTTCCATTGCATAACGCATTGCATCCATCAGATGATTGAAGTCATCTATTGGAACATTCAGCTTCTTTCCAAACCTGTCTGAATCCCAAGTGTAGTTGCTTATTTCTGTTTCAAAGTTCACACACCTTGGATGAATGACAATGTGGAAGTCCTGGATGTACTGGATGCCATTGTTCACACTGTCTTTTCCTTTTCGTGCAGGTTTGATGTGTGCAAGTCCAAGGTCACGCAATTCAGCAATTGACTTTGGTTCAGCACAATCTGCTGTGATTTTTTCTTTTACAAGACCCATGTCCTGAATGTTTCTGAAGATTGCATTGTTCACAAGTCCTGTCTGATACATTTCATCAAACACATAAAGGACTTTGTTCTTCAGGTCAACCATTCCACAAAACAGTGCAGAAGGGTCATTGGTGTAACCAAAGTCAAGACCAAAGACTGACCTGATTCCTGGAATCCTTTTGATGTCATCCAGGTTGAATGCTTTTTCTTCCCAATCTTCAAAAATAAGACCTTCAACAATTCCCCAATTTCCCAAGCCTGCAACTTGGTATCTTCTTGGATTCTGCTGCTTCATCCTTTCAAAAACCTTCAGGTCAGCTTCATCCAACCATTCATTGCAGGTGTAGTTGGTAGTCAGGGCAAGGATTTCACCATCAGCAGAAATTGGATTCTGCCTTGGTTTATATATAGGTTTTCCTTCAGAATCATTTCCAACAAAGTCATCAAAGAACCTGTTCTTTATCCAGTGATGTTCATTCCAGGGATTGAATGTCATGGTGACCTGTTTGAACAGACCATCTTCAACAGAACCCCTGATGGATTCATCAAGCATGTCAAAATCAGATTCCTTCATGATTTCATACGCTTCTTCAATCCACATCCAACAAAGTGAACCAACATCCACTGTGATTGATGTGACTTTCAAGGGGTCATCCAATCCCCTGAAATATATCTTTTGACCTGTGGGAATGTATGTCATTTCCAAAGGACTTTCTTTGACATCCCAATGTGCATCAACACCAAGTCTGTGAATTGCCCACTTCAGTTCTGTGAAGCAGGAATCCTTGATTGTTCTGTAAGTCTTTCTGACAACCAGGGTGTTTGCACCAGGATATTTCATCATGTTATAGATGAACCAAAGTGCAGTGGTCTTTGATTTCTTGGAAGCACGACTGCCCTTGACAATTCTGTATCTTCCCTTGAAGTTCCAAAATTGCTTATAACCTTTTCCAATGCAGTCAGGAAGGTAAATTCTTCTTGCTTTCATTCAAACACCACCCCTTCCTGAAGTCTTTTGCATTTTCTTTCCCTGCACTGATGTGTTTTCATCAATGCCTTGGTCAAGACACCATTGTGAAAGTGGCAGATTGCAACTGGATAATTTGTCCAGTTTCCATCAATGCATCTGTACTGGAACAAACACTTTTTCTGACCTTTATGGTTTGGATGGTATTTCTTCTTTTTCCTTGCCATTATTCAGGAAGGTTTTCTTCACCGCTGATGATGACTGGAATTGCACCATCCAATGACATCTTGTCAGTGAATATTCCATAACGCTTTCCAAGTAATTCAGCAGCTTTCAACCTTTCCTTTTCATCAGGTGCTTTCTGAACTGTTCTTGCTTCAGAACAACCATCCCCTGTTCCTTCAACAACCACAATTTCAGCAGAAGACTGTCCACGCAAAACAGAAGTAAGATACTGAATGACTTCTTCAGCAGTTGCAACTGTCTTGTCCTGCATGTTTTGCATCTGCTGTTCAATATAATTTTTCAGTTCAGGTTTTTTCAAGTTTTCCACACCAATTGAATAAGCAGTCTTTTCAGAATAACCTGCCCTGATAGCTGCTTGTGTAGCATTGCAGTCAACCAGGTATTCATCACAAAACCTTTGCTGTTTCTTTGTCATCAGTTCATCACTTCCTTCCAAAAGAAAACACCCTGCCCAAAAGGACAAGGTGATTCATTGCATTTTCACACACTATCAATATAACACACTTATAGGTGGGAAAGAGTGGGATGTTGAACCCTGAATTCTTCCAGTGCATCCCTGTGCAGTTCTTTCACATAATCAAATGAATAATTCATTTCAACTGCAATCAGTTCATAGGACTTGACTTCAACATATCTTTTGAACAGCACACTGATGTATCTGTCATCAAACAGTTCATGAATCTGATTGATTATCACACCCCTGACTTTTTCAAGATGCAGTTTCTGTTCTTCAACTTCCTGTTCAAGCTGCATATACTGGATAACAATGTTTTCTAACTTGGAATCAGAACAGGATGTCTGAACCTTGTCCTTGTCATACCTGATTGCACCTGCACTTGATGAAGCAGCTTTCAGATATTCAATCTGTTCTTCCTTCTGCTTTATCTTGGTGTCAAGAACCTTTATCTGCTGCAAATATTTCTGTGCATTCATAACATCAAACACCTTTCTTCATAGTTTCCTGAAAGCGGTTCAAGGTGAAGTTCAGGGTTCAATGTGCCTTGAACCGCTTTGAACCCTTGAAAATACTGGGTTTTGCACTATATCGGTTCAAGGGTTCAAGGTGATTTCTATATATTTATATATTTTTAGTATTTCTATAATTTATATGTTTTTTTAGAAATCTATAATATATAAAGAAAATTACATTTACCTTGAACCACCTTGAACCGCTACCACTTAAACCCAATAACCACAAGGGTTTGAAGCGGTTCAAGGTGACCTGTTTTTACCTTGAACCAACCTTGAACCCACCTTGAACTTTTACACACCTTTGACCTTTGATGCATACATGTCAGCAGTGTGTGTCCAAAGGACTGATTCATATTTCCTTATTGCTGCATCATACTGATTCCACCTGTCTGTTTCATAAGCACCCATGTGAAAGCTGATGCAGAAGATTTCTTCTTCAGTCAGGGTCATGAACTGTGACAGCATCATCACCGACTTGTCACCATGACCCTTCAGGATGCAACCACCATTCCTTGCCCACTTGGGATTCTTGGAAATAGGTGAACCTGTTCCCATGACCACCACTTCTTCAGCGTTTTCATCAATGTAGTCATCCATCTTGCAAAGGTCATGGAACATTCCAACAATCCAGGGTGACCTTTCATCTGACCACTGGATGTCACATCTTTGGGTCAGTTCACAAAGAACCTGCATCACTTCAAAGGAATGGTCAAACAGTCCACCAGTATAATTCCCATGATGACTGATTGCAGCAGGCTTCACAAAGAATCCCTGTTCAACCAACCACTTCTTGAATTCTGATGACACATATTTTCCCATTGCATCATCAAACATCTTCATCCTGTCCTTGTCATTCAGCATTTTCTTCACCTATCCTTCCCAAGGTTCTTTCAACCTTCTTGTTTTCAACCTGTTGGATGTCCTTGTCACACCCAAGAAGCAGAATCACCTGGTCAAGGACAAGTCTGACATCAGCAAGTTCTTCAATCAGGTTTTCTTCCACATGTCTTGCAGTGATTGCATCATTTATTGGTTGACCTTCACCATTCTTCCTTTTGTGCTTGCAGATTGCCTGGGTCAGTTCTGCCATTTCTTCAATAAGCTGCTGCATCTGTGCTTCCAGTCCATAGTGCTTTGCAATTTTGACCCTTTCATCAGATGCTGCAAGTTCATTCTGCTTCTGCACATACCAAAGTGCTTTGTCCTGGTCTTCCTGACCACCTTTCATGTCACTTCTGTATATGTACTTGTATGCATTCAGTTCACAAAATGCTAAAACCTTTTCAATCCCAAAGATTTCAAGCATTTCCACAATGCATTCCTTCCTGCCTGGTTTGTTGTAATGTGCAGGATGATTCACCTTTTCATTCATCATTGTCCAACCTTTCTGTTTCATAGGAATAGGAAACATTCACTGTCAGATTGAACTTCTTCCCACATTCAGGACAAGTCTGTTCATGTTCCCCTTCTTCATATACATCATCAAATGTGTCATACAAATCATCTTCAAAGAATTCACCACACCAAGGACAAAAGATTCCATCTGAAGAAAAAGTGTCATCATCTTCACCGCTTCTGATGTTTTCCTGCTGTCTTCCAATATGTTGTTTCTTCTTGCAGGAATAGCATTCTGTTTCCCAAGAACAACCAATGAATTCTTTTCCACAAAGTGTGCAGATTTTCTTCATTTCACACCACCTTTCTTGTCAAACTTCTTTGCAATCATGCAGTGCATCTTGATTTCATCTGCCCACTGTTCAATCTTTTCATATTCACAATCAATGTTTTCTGCATACCTGGTGATTGCTGCTGCAAGGTCATACACCCTTTCACCTGATGCAACATAATATGGTTTTGCACCAAGTTCAGGTTTCTTTGCTTCTTTCAAGATACATGCACCGCCTTTCTGCTATGTTTTAAGATACCGTTTAGACAAAAAAATTTCCTTCTTCATCAAACAGCCTGCACAACAATTCTTCTGCAACATCCACCACTATTGAATTTCCCGCAAAGGTGTACAGTTCTGTTTGTGTGAATTTCCCTTGAAGCAGATTGAATTCTGAATCCATAAATCCCATCAAGCGGAAACTCTCTCTCTCTGTCAGATTGCGTAAATCTGAATTGTGTTTGCTTGTAAGCTGCTTTTTATAGTCCAAAACCTTCACTGGTGCAGGATTCTTCACACTTATGATGTTTGAAACACCTGCCCTTTGACCCTTAATCCCACGAACAGACAAGGTGTGTGCAATCCTTGGATTGATGAAGTCATTGTTTGCCCTTCCTGACCACTTTGTTCCTTCCTGCTTTTCATCCAGGTCAAGAACATAGGCAAACATTTTGTCAGAAAGAAAATACCTTGCATCAACATCTGATTCCAGGAAATCAATCATGTGTCTGTCCAGTTCATAAGGTTCAGGGAACTGGAACACTTTGTGGTCAAGGTCTTTTCTGATTGACACAATGAACACCCTTTCCCTTGATTGTGGAACACCAAAGTCTGATGCTTTCAACACCTTCCAATAATTGTTGTAACCTGCATCTTCCAGTGTCTGAAGAACAGTTTCAAATTCTTCTTTGAACTTCTTTCCAACCAGGGGTTTCACATTTTCTGCAATAGCAACCTTTGGTTGTGTTGCCTTGATAATTCTTGCAGCATCAAAGAAAAGTCCTGACCTGGTTTTGTTTCCATCTTCATCTGTGAATCCCTTCTGTTGTCCTGCCCTTGAAATGTCTTGACAGGGGAATCCATAGGTGATGAAGTCCACATGTCCAAGCAATGTTTCATCAACAGTTGTGATGTCATGAAGGTTCTTTTCTTCAGG